GGAGCGCAGCTGAACCGGGCTTCTCAACACTATTCGCAGGCCCGGTCGTGGAGAAAGAATACACACCCGCCGCTGGAACATGGAATGTCGAGTTGCCTGTGTATCCGACCCAGTATGCCGGGTCAGCAGCACTATACTGGAAGACAAAAGAATTGCTTGTGGTCGCCGCAAGCCGCATCGACGCAACCAGATGCGCCACCCCATCCAGGGGAAACGAAATAGGGTCCGACCACCGCAGCTCGCCATGCGGGATCGAAACTCCCGGCGCGCCCCCGAAAGTCAGCTGCGTCGGCGCTGCTGTGAACCGGCAGCCATAATCATCGTCGAGCGCGCTGCCACGCCCGATCCACAACTCGTCGATGACCGTGGGCGATACACCATCGGCGTTCCCACCCTCGACCGCGAGGCGGATGACGCTTCCTCGAGCCAGAAACTGATCGGCGTTGATGTGGCAGCGAACCGTCTTGCCGCTGTAATTGCCGCTGGTGGTTTCTCCCGGTCGATCGAAAGCGACCGCCCATTCACTTTCAAACTCGCCGCCTGGGATTGGCTCGCCAGCGTCAAAAGCAAAGACGATCCAGCCGTCGCCGGCCTTATCCGTCGTGTTAGACCGAGCACCGACTGCGACGCCTGACCGATAGTCCTGAGTTTCCGACGACCCGCCAGCAGCACCTGCGCTGGTGCCCGACAAAAGCGCCGGGGAGAGCATGCTCGGATGCACCCACGAGAGCCCACCACCCGCCGAGCGCCCGTCGCCGCCGCCGCCGCCGCCGCCATAATACCCGCCGCCGCCGCCGCCGCCGTCATCGTTCGTGATGCCGGGCATTGTGCCGCCGAAGCCGCCGGTGCGCCCGACCGGACCTGCGAAAGCAATCGACCGTCCAGTCTTCCAGCCCGTTTTCGCAGTCTGGTAGCCGGGGCGCCCACTTGGATCAGGCATTGGCGCTGTTGTCGCGCTAGCGCCCGCGCCGCCGCCGCCGCCACCGCCTGAGCCCACCCAGCCGGCAGCGCCGCCGCCGCCACCGGCTACGCCCATCAGCACGCCGTTCTTCCAGACGCGGCTCGATCCGCCGCCGCCACCGCCCCAGGTGTCGCCGCGCGAACCACTGCCACCATCCGGCCAGCCACCTGCGCCGCGTGTCGTAGCGTCGGCCGCGTCGCAGTTGCGCCCACCTTCCGCAACCTGCAGCGCGATCACGTCACCAGGCGCGACCGGCATGTCGAACGAGACATACCCGCCGCCGCCGCCCGTATAGCCCGAGGCGTACTGCCCGCCGTGCCCTCCGCCGCCCCACATCCGAACGGTCGCTTTCGTGGTCTCAGGCGGCACGGTGTAGGTGACCGCCTCACCCGTAAACGCCAAAGATGGGCCATCGAGCGCCGGAGCGGCCGGAGCAACGCGGAAAATCTTAATGCTGTCTGTGCCATACGCGTCAGACGCGGCCCAGTTGATCCCGGAGACTTGCCCCTGCGGAGTGTAAGAAACTCCGTCGTCAGACCATTCGAGCACAAACGACGTGGGCGATTGCTCAGGATAGGCCGCACGGCGTGTGATCTGGATTTCGATCACATCTTCTCGGTTACCACTGCCGAAGTCGAAACCGATAAACGAGCCAGTCGTGCCCGGGCATGCGTTGTTCCAAAATGTAGTGGAACTAGCATCGAACGCGTTCGTCGCCGGGTAAGACGCGTTATATACAGAGTCTGCAAAAGCGCCTGTTACTGGATGATTTCCGGTGAGATCGAGCCCGTCGAACGTATCCCGAAACTCAATATCACTCGCTGCCCAGCATGTGCCGCCGGTGAGCTGTCGAAGCCGCCAAAACCGATGCCCGCGCAGCGGGTCAACACCGCCGCCGCTGCCACCGTCCTTAATGTAGATCAACTTGGTTTCGTTGTTGGTCCAGCTTCCCAACGTGTTGATCGTGAACGTCTCCCAGTGGAGACCGTCATCCGACCACTGAAGCGCAGCTGTCGTCGGTGCGTTCGAGGGGCTGCCTGACCACGAAGCCCACGCCGCCTGCACCACGTCGACGGGCGCGCCAAAGTCGTATCCGATCCAGCTCCCTGCGCCGGTCTGCGAGACCCAGCTAGTGCTGTCGGATGTGTCGAAAGCGTTCGCCGGGGCGTAACTTGCGAGCGAGTTGTAGTAGGAGCCCGCCATCGGCACACCGCCAGCAGCGATGTTTGGGCCGTTGAGCGCAGTGCGAAACTCGATCCGACGCGCGCCGACAGGCGACGCACCTACACGTACCGCGAGAACCCGCCAATAGCGATGGGCTGCCATTTACCGGCTCCCGAACAGCTTGTCCAACGTCCGTTCCCGCGCGACTGCCATCTGCATCCGCACCGTCGCGGTGTCTCGGTCCCCGTTGGCGAAGCAGTCCTCGACCGCCAGCTCCATCGCGCCACGCACCTCGAGCGCAGCCGGCGCGAGGATCGCGCTCTTGAAGTTGACCGAGATACCCACCGCCTCGACGACCGTGGGCCGGTCCTTCGGCGGAAGTCCGCTCGGCAGGTTCCGCTCGGTCAGCCAGGCGTGGCTGTACTGCCGCAGGTGGAGCGGGATCGACACCGCCTGCGTGCGTGCGTGGTGCATCGCGATCTCGGCCTGCGCGTCATCGGCAGGCTGCGGCAGGTGCGGAGCGACGCGTTTCCACGCCGCCCGCAACGCCTTGGGATCGCCTCGCTCGAGGAGGAGGCGAAAGTCCATCAGTCGAGCGTCAGCGTGGTCGCCGTGGTGAGCCGCGGCGTCACACCGTTACCAGAGACGACGTTCGGCGTGACAGTGCCCGACAGGTGGATCGCCGCCGCACCCGCGCCGGTCTTGCCGGTCGAGAAGTGCGTGATCGTCCCACCGCCGCCAGTGCCCGCCGGGAAGTCGATGTTCGCCGCAGGCGACACGCTATTGGCCGTCACCGTCCAGCCACCAGCAGTGCGTGGCACGTTGACGCGCGCATAGCTGGTGTAGTCGGCCTCGCTCGACTGCATGTTACCGCTCTCGCCGGGGTCCGCCTCATGCAGCGCCACAGCAATGTTGGTGTTCGGACTTGCCGCGGCGTTGTCGGCAATGTTCGCCCACGCCGTCGCGTTGAAGATAAGCGCCATGATGGCGTTTTCGGCTGCATCGGAAAAAGACACGGCGGTCACCCCCTTCAGTAATCGACGTTGGCATAGCGCGTCAGAGCCTGGCCCGCCAGATCATTTGGCGAGACCCCGGTCGGAGAGCGGACCGCGCGCGCCTGCAGCACGCCTGTCTGCTGCCGCTGGATCGAGCCTGCGAGGCTCGGGATCACCGCGAAGCTCGGGTTGTCCTGATCGAACTGCTGCGCTTGCGCAATCAGCTCTCGTGCCTTCTCGGTGTCGCCGCTCATGACCGCCCGAACGATGCCGCTGCGCAGGACACCGCCCGCGCGCACGATCTCGCCGCGTCGCGCCTGCTGATCGCCGCGCGCCTCGCCGTACTCGGCCTTCTCGCTCGAGCCGAAGCCGATCAGCTGCCACAGGATCGCCGATGCCTTGGGGCTCATGGGGAGCTTGGTGCCGCGGCTGTCGACGTAGCCCTGCTCGGTCATCCGATACGCCTCGATCGGACCCTTGAAGGCGACGGGCAGCGCGTCCTTCATCCCACCCAGCAGGTCGCCGTCCGCGATCTTGCCGCCGCCGGTGATGACGTTCGAGATCATCGACGGCACCGCGCCGAGAGACTTGCCCGCGCTGCTCTCGACTGCCTCCTTCCACGGCCGGCGATCGGCGAGGAACTCGCTGAAGGGCATGAGGTTCTGCTCACCCGCGCGCGCGGAGATGTCGAAGCCGAGCGCACGCGGCACGCCGCGCGCGACGACCTCGGCGATGTCCTTCCCCAGCACGTCAGCGAGAAACCCGCGCCACGAAGCGGTCGCGTCGTAGGGATCGTCGTCGTCGTCGAACTGGTCGACCAGCCGCTCGATCGCGGTCGCGAACACCGTGGCGAAGGGGAGCCCCAAGGTGCCGGCAAGCGCGGTCACCGCAGTGAGGTGCCCCAGCAGGAAGCGCCGGCTCTCTGCCTTGCGTGCCTTGGTGGCAGCCTCGCTCTCGCCCGGGAGCGGCTTGCCGAACGCACCCATCATCTCGCTAAAGAGCTTCTCGGTCATCTGCACCGAATAGCTCATGAACTGGGTGAGCAGTGGCGTGATAGGGCCAGCGAAGCCCCGCTTGCCGAGCTGCCGCGCGGTGTTCCAGTTCTGATAATCGAACATCGAGTTCGACACCACGTTGGTCGCATAGGCTGCGCTGTCCGCCACGGTCCCACCGTGCAGCTCGCGCGCGGCGAGCGCGGCGGTGAGGCGGCTGAAGGTCTCGGTGTAGAGCCCGATCGCGCCAGCATACTTCAGGCCGACGCGCGCCGCGCGGTCGAGGTTCGTCGCCTCGCCCGACTTGGCGAACTGCCCCAGCGCGAGCGCCGAGGTGCCGATGTCGATCGAGCCCGTCGCGAGCATGTGGCGCACGAAGTCGAGCTGTCCCTTGGGCAGCCCGGCCTTCTGCAGCACGCTCTCCGACAGCGTCACGTCGGCGGCGTTCTCCCAGCCCTTCGAGCGCGCCTCGCCGATCGCGGCCGACAACACCTTCAGCGCCGTCGCCGACGCGCGGCGCATGGCGTGGAAGCTCTTGCTGTAGCCGTGCTGCTTCGCCAGCTCGGGTAGCGCGACGACGCCGAGCTGCGTCATGTTGATAAGCCCGTAGGCGGGGCTCATGCCGAGGAAATAGGCGTGGCTGGCGGCGCGCAGCTTGTCGCTGAAGTCGCTCGGCCGCGCGAACGGATCGCTGGTGTCGCGCCGCTGCACCTCGGCGAACAGGTCCGCCTGCAGGTCCGGGTCCGTCTCGGTGCTGGCGTCGAGCCCCTCGTTGATCGCCGCGCGCGCGTTGACGTAGGCGCGGTTGAACTTCGGCCCACTCGATACCGAGGCAAGGCTGGTCGAGCCCACGGTCCAGCGGTGGGCGAAGTTGCGCACCATGTCGCGGTTGTAGCCGGCGACGGTGAAGCGCTTCGCCAGCACCTTCGAGATCGAGCTGTCCGGCTGGCTCTCGAGCCAGGTGTCCACCGCCAGTCGGACGGCTTCCTCCTGCTGCTCCGCCAGCGCCGCGCGCTCGGCGGCGGTCGCGTTCTCGGCCGGCACGAACATCGGCGAGGACTCGATGCGCTGGATGTAGTCGCTGACATAGGCCGGCAGCCCGTCCACCGCGCCGTAGTTGGTGCTGCGGTCGCGCGGGCCTGCCTGGATCGGATCGCTCGAGAGCCACCCCTGCTTCTGCAGCTCGAGCGCGACGGCCTTGAAGCGGCGCGTCTGGTCGACGGTGTCGAAGCGCATGCTGATCTTCGGCCGCGTGTTGTCAGCGCTGATCTGGACGTCGTCGAAGCCAGCCTTGGCGAGCGCCTCGGCAACGTGCGCCTGCGCGGCGGTGTCTACTGTGCCGTCGGCGTTCGTGCGGATCGTCGCCGCGCCGAAGTTCTCGCCGAAGCGACCGAGGTGAAAATAGGGCGCCTTCGCCATACCGGCGATCGCCTCGTGCGTCCCCGTCAGCATCATCTCGATCGGCGAGAGCTGGGTGCGCAGCGCACCGCGCTCGCTCTCCGATGCGGTGGCGACCTCACCTTTCTTCTGGTTGATGAACGCCGTCGCGGCGCCGACCTGCCGGTTGAGAGCCCCCTGCCAGTAGGTGCGCAGCTGCGCGCTCGACACGATGTCGGGCTGCAGCATGAACGCGTCCATCGGGTTCTCCATCGCCGCGTTGATGCCCATCGCCAACTCGGGATCGAGCGCGACGAGGCTGTGCAGCGACGCGGCGAGGCGCGCATAGTTCTGCGCCTCGTTGAGAGCGCGGAACTCGTTGAACATGCGGATGCCGGCGCCATCACCGCGCGACAGATCGTTGCGGACCTTCACCAGCTCCGCGTGGATGCGCTTCAGCGCGCCACGGTTCTTGACGCCCTTGTGGTGCTCGTGCTCGTCGAACGGCCGATCCGGGTCGAGCTGAAAGGCGGTGGCACGATCCATCAGGTCGTTGACCTGCTCGGCAACCTTGGGCTTCTCGCGCTTGAGCACCTCGAACTGCTGGTGCGCGGCGTCGCCGATGTTCTCCCACCGGCCTCGGACAGCCGCGCGGCTGCGGTGGGCGTCGCTGTGCTCGATCAGCCACGGTGCGCGCGCGCCGAACTGGCGGTCCATCTGGTTGTGCGAGATGAGCCCCAGCGTCGCGCGCCGGAACTTCACGCCCTTGTCCGCGAGGTTGATGGTCTCGGCGAACTGACCCGCCCGCGCCGCGATGTCGGCGGTCACCCCGTTGGCGTCCTGCACCGTGCGCGTGTCGCGCGTGCCGTCGATCGCGGGCGCCTCGAGCACGCTCTGCTCGACACCCTCGTTGCGGCCGAACGTGAACGCCTGGGTCAGCTCCTTGCCGCGCGTACCGAGGATTTGCTCGCTGACGCGCAGCAGCTCGGTGAGCGCCGTCTCGTACTTGCCATCGAGCCCCAGCAGCGAACGCAGCAGGTCGACGAGCTTGGCGAACACCGACTGGCGCGGCTGATACTCGATGCCCTGCAGGTAGCGCTGCATGTCCGGATTGGTCAGCCCCCACGCCAGCAGCTCATGCTGGTTGTCGACCGCGTTGATCGAGCGGTCGTAGATCGACTGCTCGAACTGCGTCATGTCGCCCGCCGCGGCGCGCGCGTTGAAGTGGTTGATGACCGCGTTGCCAAGGTCCGTCAGGTCGCGCGCGGCTTTCCCCAGCGGCGTGTTGCCGTAGGTGCCCTTGGTCTCGCCCTGCTGGATCAGCACCATCGTGACCGCGTGGAGCATCTCGTGCGCGGCGATCTGGTAGTTGGTGCCGAAGTCCTTCCCCATCGCCTTGCCCTTCAGCCAGACAGTCGAGGACGCCGGCTCGCGCAGCACCTGCGCGAAGCCCCGCGTGCGCTGCCCCAGCATCGCGACCGGCGCCATGTCGCCCGGGTTCACGATGTTGAAGCCGAACTTCATGCCGGTCTTCTCGGCAGCCGCCGCCAGCGCCTTCACCTTGCGCATGATCTCGCGGTGATACTTCGACGGTGCCTGCTCGATCATGTGGTCGGCGACTTCGGCGAACGTCTTGCCGGTGACCGCAGCCTCGAACGCCTCGTCGGCCGCGCCGCTCCACTTCCCATCGGCGCGCTCGTCCACACGCTCGGGAGGCGTGGGAAGGCGCTTGCGCGCGTCCGGCTGCGCGTCGGGGTCGAAGTCCTTCAGCAGGCGCTTCACCTGATCGACCTTGCCGGCGTCGAGCAGATCGTGGAGCTTCTGCGCGCGGGCGGCGGTAATCCCACCCTCGGTGCGGGCGAACTCGACGAGGTTGCGCAGGCTGAAGGCGGCGACCGCCGGCTCGGACGCCGCGCGCGCATCCGCCTTGGAGCTGCGCGGCTCCGGCGTGTTCATCTCCCTGAAGACCGGCTGGCCGCGCCCGCCCACCGTCGAGCGCGGGCGCGGCGGCGGTGCTTGGCGCAGCGTGTCGCCACCCTGCAGCCGCTGGATCGCCTGCCCGACGGTCTGCGCGTCGGCCCCCTCGGCGACGAGCCGCTTCAGCGCGACAACGTCCGCGTCGGCGACGCCGGAGAGATCGGCCGACTGGATCAGGCCGTTGAGCGCCTGACGCTGGACCTGCGCGGGCGAGATCGGCGCACGGTCGGCTGCCGGCCGCGCGGTGCCGCGCGTCGCCTGCCGTGCGCGGATCGCTTCCGAGGTCGCGCCGCTCGCTACACCCGCCGTGTTGACGTACCGCTCCGCCCAGACCTTCCCAGCCTGGTATGCCGCCAGATCATCGAAGCCGGCGAGCGTGGTTTCCACGCCAGAGACGATCGCGCGCGCTCCGCGGTCGAACGCCGACGCAGCCGAGCCAGCATAACCGTTATCGCGTGCGGCATTGACCGTCTCCTCGAAGCCCTCGGGCGACGCCAAGAAGGTCTTTCGCCCGAGCGGGGTGATGTCCATGAAGTCGTCGTCGGTGACGAGCCCCATCTTCCGCGCGAGACGCTCAACCTGCGAGACCTCGCCAGAGCGGGTCGTCGTGTCGTTCGCGAGCGCGCGGAAGACGTTCTGCTGTGCCTCGGCGAGGTTCGCGGGCTCGCCCACGACGGCAGCCGAGCGCGTGCGGCCGATCCCGGCCTCGCTCTTGAGCTGCATCCACTGCTTGGAGAACTCGGGGTCCGGTGCGGCGGGCGCGGCCGGCGGGGCGGCGAGCGTCACCGGCGCGGGCGCGGCCGGCGCGACAGGTGCGGGCGGCACGGGCGCGGCCGGCGCGACAGGCGCTGCGGGTGCGGTGTCCACTTCGGTCGGCGCGACATCGCCCTCGCGGCGGTAGAGGAAGCGCACGCCCGAGGCGTTCGGCGGCGTGCCGTTCTCGGTGTCGTTCCAGCGCCGGGTGAACTCGGGTGCGGTGTTGGCGGCGAGGCTCTCGCGCCGCGCCTTCTGCGATAGCGCCTGCACCTGCCGCTCGGTCGGCCGTGCGGTCATGTTGGTCGCGTTCGGGTCGACACCCTGCGCCTCGAGCTGCGCCGCCATGCTGCGCGCCATCTCGATGTTCTTCGCCGCCTGGGTGGGATCGAGGTTCTCGTCCAGCACGCCGATGCGCTGCGCCAGCTTCTGCACGCTCGAGGCGGTGTCCTGATCGACGAAGATGCGATCGTAGACCTGCTCACGCAGGTTCGAGGGATCGGTGGCTGTGAGCTTGCTGACCCAGCTCCCACGCAGCCCGGCCTTCACCTCGTCGACCCGCGTCTGGAAGTCGTCTGCCGACAGCGGGGCGCGGCCCTGCGCCTCGGCATAGCGGTTCGTAATCTCGCTCTCGGCCTCGGCGCGCAGCGCAGGGTCGGCGTCCTTTGCCTTCACCGCTGCCTGCAGCTCGTCGAAGCTCTGGTCGGCGAAGACCCGCGGCGTGCGCGGCGCCTCGACCGGGTCGGTCACGACGGTGCTGGCCTCGGGGCGCGTCGCCGTGACGATCGCGTTGGCGCTGGTGTCGCCCTGCGGCGGCGCAAAGGTCTCGGGGTCGAACTGCACCTGCGGCTGCGGGGCAGCGAGCGCGGCCGGCACCTGGGGCTGAAGCGCCTCCTGTGCCACCGCGAACGCGCGCTGCAGGCGCTGGGGCTCGTTGCCGATGATCTCCGACTGCATCGCCAGATCAGCGCCGCTCGGCACGTCGACCGACGTCGGGTCGACGCCCGGCGTGGTGCGCAGCGCCTCGGCCTGCTGCGGCGTCATCGCGGTGCCGTCAGCGCCGACCTGCACGACCTCGGGGGTGCGGAACGCATCGGGGCTCGGGAGAGCCAGCTGCGTCGTACCCGCCGGGTTGACGCGCGTGCCGTTGGCTCCGGCGATCATGTCGGCCGGCGCCGGCAGCGCGAGGAAGTTGTTCACCACCTCGAGCATGTCGTCGTTGGTAACCTGCGACGCGGGCTTGGCGTGGGCGTTCGCACGCCGGAACCCGCCGCCCGCGCCGAGCACCCCACCGACGCCGAACGCGGTGACGGCGGCGTTCACATACTCGCCGGCCGCGTCCGCGCCTGTGACGTCGAGCCCGGCGGAATAACGCTCACCAACCTGTTGCGCTGCTTCGGTGATCGCCTCGGTGCCGCCCGCCTTCGCGATTGACTTGGCGGTGCGCATCAGGAAGCCGCCGGTCTGGCGCGCTGCAGCTTCGCCGAGAACATGGCCTGCGCCGGGCAGGAAGCGCCCGATCGCGGCGTCGGCTGCCGACTGGAACGGTGCCGCAATGAGCGAGCGCTCGGCCGCAGCCTGCGACAGCCCTCCCTCCTCCTCGACGGCGCGCGCGACGTTGCTGCTGGAAAACTGCGGCACACCACCAGCGATCGCACCGACCACCGCACCGGGAGCGCCGCCCACGACGGCACCGGCCGCGCCGCCGACCAGCCCGCCCGCCATGTACGGCAGGCTCGAGACGAGGTTCTCGCCGATGAAGCGCGCGATCCCGACCTTGCCGCTGGTGACGTCCTGCAGGCTCGCGGCCGGTGCGGCAGCCGCGGCAGCCTGCGTGCCAGCAAGCCCCTTCTGGTAGAACGCCTCGTCCTCGGGCGTCGCCGTGCCCTGCAGCTTGGCGACCTGGTAGGGCAGGCCATAGCGCAGCTGCCCGTAGGCGCTCTGCGCTGCCGACGAGAGGATCGCGCCGAAGCCCGGCCGCTGGACGTCAGGGATGTCGATGCCGCCAATCGTCGGCATTTATTCCTCCTCGTCCTGACCCAGCAGTTGCGCCTGCACCATCTTGGTCGGATCGAAGCCCACGAGCCCGCCGTTCCGCTGGAACCACTCGGCGGTCGCCTTCTCCTTCCCGATCTTGCCCTGCTCGGGCGTGATCGTGCCGGCCTTCACCGCGGCGTCGATCTCGCTGTTGGCGTGGCTGAAGATCGCCTCCGATAGCGCGGCGGTCTGCGCGAGCACGGTGTCCTTGGCCTTGGGGCCGTTCTTAGTCACCGCCGGCACGAGCGCGCCCGCGCGGGAGAGATCACCCATCGTCGCGTTCGGGCTGGTCAGCACCTGCCGCAGGAAGTTGCCGAGCGCGTCCTGCGGCGTGACCTCGGGAGCCGCAGCTGTCAGCGCCTTCACGACCGACTGACGCGGCGCGGGCGCGGCGGGCGCGGCGGCAGGCTGCGCCTGGGTCTTGGTGACCGTGGCATCGCCCTTCGAGCCGAGCACGCCGCCGAGAAACGAGCCGATGCCCGACACCGCGCGCGCGAGCGGCGCGGTGGTGTCGACCGCCGCGGCGACAGGGAGCGTGACCATCCCGCGCGCGACATTGCCGGCAGCCCGCGCATATTCGCCCTTGTTGGCCGCATCGATCGCGCCCTCCACGACGCTCGTGCGCGCAGCATTGGTGCGCGGAAACGCCTCGCGCGCGACGTTGCCCGCACGCTCGAGCGTGCCGGGTTCGACGGCCGGCAGCACGATCGTCGGGACAGCGGTCGCGGCACGGATGCCTGCGCTGCCGCTGCCATCCGCCGTGACGCGCGCAATCGCGCGCCCGAGCGGGAAATCATACGGGGGCATGCCAGTCTGGCGGAGCGCCCGGCGGGTCTTTTCTTCAGCCACTATCAGCTCCCCCAGGAGAACCCACCGCGGCCGAAGCCCCAGCCGGTGGGTGCGAACAGCTTGCGCATTGCCAGATTTCGCGCCTCTTTGACATGGGCCTCGAACGAGGCGGCGAACTCCTGCGCGCGCTTCGGCGCCCCCGCGTCGTCATCGACGATGCGGAGCGCCAAATACGCGGCCCAGTCGAGCATCTCGAGGTGGTGCGCGCGCGGGATTTCAGGCACCGCGGAGAGCGCGCGCACGTTGAAGTCCTCGATCGGCTCGCGCACGACACGCAGCCGGATGACCTTGCCGGCATCCTCCGCGCGCGGCGCCGGGTAGACCCGCAGGCTCACCTGCTCGAAGGTGTCGCCGTCGATGCTGTTGATCGCCTCGTCGGTCGAGAAAGCGAGCGTCGGGCCGGGCTGGTGATTGTGGAAGGACGCCGGGTCCACCCAGCTCTCGCTCGGCGGCGAGAAGGCGGCGAACAGGCTGTGTCCGGCGCGCGTCAGGTCCGCGACCGCGTCCTCGAGCTTTGCCGACATCACCGAGATCACGCTCTCGTGGAGCGGATAGACCGTCTGGCCCGCCTTGAGCACGACCTTGGTCGCCTCATCGGTGGTGGCATCGCGGAGCATGAGCCCACGGCGCGCGAAGCGGCGGTGGGCCTCGTTGATGAACGTGACCAGGGTCTGGTCCGTCCAAAGATAATCGGCCGAACCGCTCTCGCGATCCGACCGATCATTCAGGATCGACACCCGCAGAAGCGTCAGCAACTCCCCGAGTGTCATGTCCCGCCCTACCCCTTGGTGTTCACCCGGCGGTAGGGATACTTGGAACGGTTGCGATAGCCAAGAACCTTCTGGCTCTTGCTGTCGACCACCGGCGCCGACATCACGGCATCGTCGAGGATGCCGAGCAGGAAGTCAGGCACATCGACCTCCTCGCCCGGCGAGATCATGTACGAGCGCCCGTTGTGCCCGAGGAACAGACCCGTCGGCGGGATCGTCTCGTTCTCCTCGAGCACGATCGTGACGACCTCGATGCCGGCAGCCTTCAGCTGCTTTTTCACGCGCGCGTCCATCTGGCCGCTGTATTCGCGCGGGATCGACATCGGCACGCCCGGGCCTTCCTGCTCGGCCTCGGTCGCGACAACCGTCTGCACCATCGGCTGCGCCGACTTCAGGAACTCGTTGAAGCGCGTCTCGAAGTCGTTGGTCTTGGCCTCGAGCGCGGCGTTCTTCTCCTCCGACGCGGCGAGCTGGCGCTTCAGCTTCTCAAGCTCGTCGTTGCGCTTGGCCTCGGCCTCAGGGTCCGTCACCGGCGCCTCCGACGCTGGTGCGGGCGCGGTCGGCTCGGGGAGATCGCTGGCACGCTCCTGCACGCGCTCGGCAGGAGTGCGCTCGTCGCCCGGGCGAACGATGTCGCCACCGGCGCCGCTGACCATCAGGTCGCCGTTGGGCTCCATCGAACCCTCGGCTGCATTGCCGATCTTGACCGCCTCGGCGTCCGCGGCATCCTTGCCGTGGACCTTTTTCGGCTCCGACAGGCTGTCGTGCTTCAGCTCGTACCAGCCGCCGCCGAGCGCGGTGACCGTGACAGGCCCGATCTTGTAGTTCTCGCTCATGCGTCGGCTCCCTTGGCTTCCTTGGCGTACTTGTCAAACGCCGAGGTATATTCATCCGCGGGCAGCGCGAGGTCCATCGCTTTCTCGACGAACTTCAGCGTCTGCTCCTTCGTCTCGAAGATGAACTCGACGTTCGGATCACGCCAGGGGCCGCTGGGACCATCCTTGCTGTCACGAGCGCGGTTCAGCTCCTCGATCTTCGGGTCCGACGCGCACACCTTGTAGCCACCACGCTCACGCTCGATGCGGATGCTGTTATAGCCCATTGCGACGCACGCTCCCCCCATAATGTGTTGGTGGGGGCCGAAGCCCCCACCGGATCAGTCTGCGTACCAGACCAGGTTGGCGTCCGCAGCGTTCTGCGCCGCCGAGAGGATGAAGCCCCGCTCGGTCAGCACGATCGCCGACGAGGTGTCGACCGCACCATCGATCAGCGCCTGCTCGTCGGTCATGTCGTTGAGCTTCTCGATCACCTTGCCGGCGGTCATGTTGATGACCTTCACCGCCATCGGCCGAAAGCCCATCGCCACCGAGAGTGGCGTACCATCGCCGGTCGCCTTGCCGACCGCGCGGTTCGCAATGCCGTTGGCGTTGCGGGTCACTGCACCAGTTGCCATTGTCGTCGTCCCCTATTCCTGTGGCGAATGAGGGGAGCCGAAACTCCCCTCGCCCCGCGTGACTTAGTTGGTGGCGGTCACCTCGAGCCGGACCATGAACGCCTCCTGCAGGATGACGGTCGCAGTCCAGAGCTTCCAGCCCACCGTGCCGCGCTGACCGAGCGGATCGCCGGCAGCGGGCTTCGGGTTGACGACCATCGGGGTCATCGAGCTGTGGCCCTTCAGCGGCACGATGCCGAAGGCGTCGCGCGCGAAGTAGAGCACCGGGTAGACGTCGACATTGACGCCGCCGTTCGAGCGCATGGTCGGCGCCGTCGCGATGGCGACACCTGCGCCGAGGAACGGCTTCGCGACCGTCGTCGAGATGTAGCGAACCTGCTCAACCGAGCCGATCTCGCCCTCCCACGGCGACTGGTGCGGGCCGTAATCCGCGGTGACCTTGAAGCCCGACATCTCGCGGATGTCCGTCTCGAGGTCCGGGTGGACGACCGCGACGTAGCCGGCTTCCACCGACTTCGTGCCGTAGTCCGGCTTCGACGCGACCACCGAGGTGATCTTGCGCGCGTTCTGGCGGTTGAGCGCCGTGGTGACGCGGCGCTGGTCGGCGAGCGTGATCCGGTCCTTGACCTGGCTGCGCGAGGCGACCTGGTTGGCATAGAACACGTTCGTGCCAGCCTTCAGCACGTTGAAGCGCAGCGTCTCGACGGTCTCCGCCGCGTTCTCGCCGAGGGTCTCGGTGGCGACCGCGAGGATGTCGTCGGGGTGGGTGTCGTTCACGACGTCGGTGATCGTCACGAAGTCGCCGTACTGCGCGAGCTGGACCGTATAGTCCTGGTTCGCGAGCATGCGACCATCGGGGGTCACGCCCTCGACGAGCGGCGTGGTGGCCAACGGCGTGTAGAACTCGCCCGAGCCGTTGCCAGCCGAGCCCGTCGCACCCGACAGGAAGTAGCGGCGGAACTTCGCCGTCTGCGTCGAGTTGGTCGGCAGCGGGAACACCTGACCGAACTTCTCGAAGACGAGAAGCGGCATAGCGCGCTTGAGCATGCGGACGGTGGCCCATGCAGCCACTGCCGGAGAGATATCGCCGTAATTTACCATGAGCTGTGCCCCCTAGCGTGAACTCGCCTCGGGATCAGTCCTTATCCGCCTCGGCCGCGTAACGAGTGAAAGCCGACACATAGTCTCCCGGGTCTTCCCCGGCAGGAGCCGAACTTCTCTCGCCACTGACTGGGGCCAAGGATGCTACCGCTTGTTTGGCAGCACTGGACAGCTCTGTGGCAGGGGCCGCGGGTGGGGTCGGTGCCGCGGGAGCCGTCCCTGCCGGCGCTGCCGGTGGGGTCGGAGCCGCGGGTGCCTGTGCCCCCGTTGACGCCCTGTAACGCCCGATTAGGTCAGCGACCTCCTCCGATGTTCCCTCTTGCATAACCTGCTTGTAGGCTGCCTGCAAGTAGGCTGGTTGTGTGTCGACCCATGCGCCGACATCCGCCTCGAGGTTCTCGGTATAATCGGGGACGAGCTGCTTCACCTCGCCGAGGTGGATCGTGTTGCCCACGGTCTGCACGGTGCTGCGCAGCGGCGCGATCGCGGCGTCCATCTGCGTGAAGACGTACTTCAGCAGGTCATGATATTCGGCGCGGCGCTTGAGCTGTTCCGCCTTCGCGACGTCAGGCCAGTTGGCCTCGTACTCGGAAAGAGCAGTCTGCTCCTCGGCCGTGTAGAGCGGCTGCTCCTGCGGCTGCTCGGCAGCCGGCGCGGCCGGGGGTGTCTGCCCCGCCTTGATCGCGTTGGTCAGCCCCTGCAGGATTTCCTCAGCGGTCTGCTGCGCAGGCGTGCCCGGCGCGGCCGGCGTCGGCGCAGCAGGAGGCGTGGGCGCAACGCCCGGCGCGCCCGGCGCGCCGGGCGGCGTGGGTGCAGCAGGTGGCGTGGGTGCGGCCGGCGGCGTGGGTGCAGCAGGTGGCGTGGGTGCGGCCGGCGGCGTGGGTGCAGCAGGAGCAGGCGGGTCGCCAGCCGGCGCGTCCCCACCAGCAGGAGCAGCGGGCTCGGCGTTCGGCGCCGGGGTGTCGCCGGCCGGCGGCGCGGCGGGCTCGTCCGCCGCGACCGCGGCGGCGAAGGCATCAGTAAAGGTGGTATCGTGCGCAGGCGTCGCCGGAGCTTCGGCGGTCCCCGCCGGGTGGCCGTCAGGCGCGCGCATGTAGCGTCCCTTGGCACGCTCGGCTGCGGTCATCGCGATGCCGGCGAGGAGGATATGCTTGCGCTTCATGTGGTCACTGCTCCGGTGTGATGTTCGGCGGGGGCGTGGTCAGCTCACCCAGCAGACGCTTGAGCATGCGGGCCTCCCCCTGGGTCCGCAGCATATCGTCTCCACTGGCATTGACAAGGCTGTCCTTGGCGTTCTCGTAAAGCTGTTTCACGAGATCGACTGCAGCTTTGGCGAAAGGGTCTTGCAGCCGCTGCGCGTCACGCAGCCGCTGCGTCAGCTCCGTTGCCCTGCTCTTGCTGTTCGCCACCGTCAGCTCCTGCCGCCATCATCGAGACAGCTGCCTCTACGCTAGTCTTGTCCGCGCCGGCAGCATTTTTCTGCGCCTGCGCCACGTTCTTGAACGCGCCCGACAGCACGTCCTTGACCTGCGCCTCGAACATCTGAAGCTGCCGATCCTTGTCCTCCTGCGCCAGCTGCGCGCGGCCTTCCTGCCGGCGGCGGGCCTCGTCGGCGCTGACCAGCATGCCGGCCAGGTCGCGCGCGGCGAACTTCGCCTCGACGAACTTGCGATCGTTGAGGTGGTCGCGCTCCTCGGGGGTAAGCGTCTGCGACAGGAGATCGATCTGCATCCCACGCACCTCCTTCGCAATGAGCGAAGTGGCGCCACGGGGGATCGCGTCGTAATCGCCGTCAGGCGCTTCGTCCGGGTTGAACTTCCGGTTGAAGCCGATGAGCGACCAGATCACCGACTGGGTGAAGGAGTCGTAGTTGCGCACGATGTCCTTGAAAGGCAACGCGGCATCCCCACGAGCCATGCTGGCTCCTGCGGCTGTCCGCATCGGCTCCGAGGGCATCTTCGTCAGGTCACCGCCCGTGCTCGGCCCGATGAAGGTCTCCATCTCGGCGAACTCGAGGAACATCTTCACCAGGCTCTGCAGCTCGGCGAGATGCCCGTCGATCTCGATCCGGCGCACCGCGGGGAACTGGCTGCTCGGTCCCTCGTCGTCACGATACCAGATTTTGTAGGGCTCGACCGAGGTCAGGTCTTGATCGGCGCGCAGCAGCGCGGTGTTGACCTCGAGGTTCGGGCCGCACGTCACCGACGCGTTGTCGAGCGTCATGCGCGTGGCCGCGCAGATCGAGAGCTGGCTGTCGCGCACGATCGAGGGCAGGCCGTTGCCGATCGGGCTCGTGTCGTCCTCGTCGAAGCTGAAGACGTGGACCTGCTGCATGGCGAGACCGAGCTTGCGCCAGGCGTTCACCTCGGCCTTGATGACCCAGTTGTCGACCATCCAGATTTCGGCCTCGACGTCGTCCGCGCGCATGTTGTCCGGCACGTCGGCGCCCGCCTCGACCAGCGTCTGCGCGCTGACCGGACCCTTCCAGATGATGACCTCGTACTTCTCGCGGCCGGAGGTGGCGTTCACCGTCTCGGCGTTGATCGAGACCCCCATCGTCTTCAGCTCGGTCTCCCACGAGCGCGGCTTGAAGTTGCCGGTCGGCATCTGGACGAGGAGCTGCTTGATCTGGGTTGCGAAGAAATCGGGCCGATCGGCGAGCTTGCGCAGCGCCGCGCGCCCGAGCACCTTGCGCACGAAATAGCCCTCGCCGGGCAGGTTGCGCGCGCTCATGTCGGGGTAGAAATCCCAGACCGGCAGGTGGTCGTACTGCGGCTTGTAGATCGTGCGCGTCACCGGCTTGAAGCCGCCCGGCTGCACCTGCCCGTCCGGCCCTTGCGCGCCCTCGGCCTGCAGCATCCACCCCGACGTCTGGATCGCGCGGACGAACGGTCCCTCGAGCACGCCGAGCCCGTACTTCACGCCGCTGTCGACGACCTTGCGGTTGAGCGCGATCCAGTCGACGGTCTGGTTGCCGCCAAGCTCCTGCAGCTGATCCTTCAGCAGGTTGGTGAGCTTGGCCGCGTTCTCCTCGGCGAGCGCGCGCACGGCTTCATCCACCAACGTCTGGGTGAGCGCGACCGGCTGGCCCTCCGCCTGCAGCCGCGTCATCAGCTTCTGCACAGCGTCGGCGACCGCCTCGGGCGACATCTCCGGCGACGGCGAGCAGTTGATCTCCCAGTTGTCCTCGTTGCCGGGGAACATCAGGTTCATGAGCCGCGACAGCATCGAGATGCACTTCATCCGCGTCATGCGCGGGTAGGCGCGGCTGCGGTTGCGCGGCAGCGTGCGCTCGATGTCCGGGTCGTAGATGCCGAGATACTGGCGGAGGTTCCTGATCCACTTCTGCTCGGCGATCATGCGCTCGCTGGCGAAGCGGTCGAACATCGACTTGTATTTCGCCCCGAGGTTGCGCAGCGTCGTCGCGTCGAGCTGGCGCGCCGGGGGCGCCGCGCCGTCAGCGCCGCTCTCCACAACGACTGGCTGTGCGAGGGCCTCGCCGGTGCCGTTGTCGATGACGACCGCGCTCGCCGGCACGCTGGCGTTCTGCGTATTCCCGATCTGCCCCGCCACTCCTTACGCCCCTTCGCTGTTGCGTCCACGACGCTTTCGTGGCTCGGTCAGCGCCGCCCCGGTCCATCCGCGCTTGAGCCTGGAATACACGGTGGTGAGTGGCAGCGCAAACTTCTCCGCGATCTGCCTCGGCAGCAACGCTTCACCCCCTATGTCGATCGGCGTGGTGAAATCGAGGGTCGCCCGCGGCTCCACCCCACCACCTGCGCGTAGGCGTGTGTAGATCGCAGCGGGCGTGACCTGCAGGCGCTTGGCAATCTCGGGTACGGCGAGCTGCTCTCCTCGAAACTCATAGCGCTTGGATGTCGACTGCGGACGCCCGCGCAGCATCTCGATTTGCTCCTCGGTGAAGCGGAAGCCCACCGTGCTGCCGGCGACGCGCATCGTATTGAACTCGGGGTGCATCGTGTCGATCAGCCGCTGCTCGTGCTCGATCACCTGATCAGGCGGGCACCGCACGATCGGTGCAAAGACGAACGCATCTTCCCCGTATTTGCGCCACGCGTTCTGCAGGTGGGGTGCGTGGTGCAGGCCGCGCCGAAGCAGGTAGCGGTGCTGGCGCCAGCGTTGCGCGAACGATCGAGCGGCGCTCCCGACATACTGCTTTCCGGTCGGTGTGCAGGTGATGACATAGACCCCTGTGTTCATCGCCCGCTCACTTCATGTGGTAGCTTCCGCCTCCGAACGACCGTGGGGGCACGAAAGGTGCCCGACCGCCGGACGAGTGGGTGTATCTCTCGCTTTTCACGACTTGTCTATGAAAATACCTACACAAATATCCGAAGCCATCACCGGGATGAGAGTAGGCATTTTTTTCTGGTGATGCGTTCCCACCGCCGCTGATCTGCTCCTTGTTGTCGAGCTTGTAGCGCCAGCCGCCCTTGAGCGCGCGCACCAGCATGGGGCACGACTGCTCGTCGATGACCAGCCGCGGCAGCCCGAAGGCGAGCCCCGTGCAGAAATAGTCGATCGCGTCGAGCCGCAGCGGCAGCCGGTTGTTGGTCTCGATCGAGCACGGGTAATAGCGCTTGATCGTCGCGAGGATCGTGTTCTCGTCATTCGCCGAGCGGTTGTTGGCGGCAGGATCGGGCGCGATGATAAAGCGGCCGGGCTGCAGGTCCGGGCAGTTGCGGTTGAGCCAGGGGCGCAGGCGCTCCGAGATGAAGCGGCTCGCACCGACGCCCGACGTGATGATCTCGCCGAGCACGTAGAGCCGCCCCTCGAGGTCTTCCTGCCCGAGGATCATCGCCGCGCCGCCGAGCCCGGGATCGAAGCCAGCGATCAGGTCGAGGTTGGGGTCGAACCGCAGCCGCCGCTTCGACAGGTGGACCTTGGCGTTGAAGCTCTGGACGACCGGCTTGCCGCTCACCGAATAGCCCCACTCGGCCTCGATGAACTGCTTGATCCATGCCTCGGTCTTGTTCTTCGCCGCGTTCGCGTAATAGTCGCGCGGCAGGTTGTCGACGTTCTCGGCGTGCTCGCTGAAGCCCGAGGGCTGCAGGAAGTAGCGGGTGTTGCGCGTGTCGGTCGGCTGCCGCTGGTAGAGCGAGACGCCCTCACCCGGCTGGATCACGCCAGCGCCCGAGTGCAGATAGTCGAACCACCAGTTATCCTCGGTCGACGGGTTGCTCGAACCCCACATGCCCCAGTTGGTGGCGCCGCCCATGATGGCGCTGGGGTAGCGGCCGACGCGCCCCGACAGGGCGTCGATGATCGCCTGCGGGATTTCGGTGAACTCGTCGATGATCGCGAAGGTGACCTCGAGCGAGAGCACGCGCGCGACGTCCTGCGGCGTGTCGAGCGGGCGGAACATCACCTCGCACTCGACGTCACCGAACTTCAGGATGAAGACCTTGTCGGTCGCCTTCCAGTAGCCGGCCTGCCCGTCCTTGAACCAGGTGAACCAGCTGTTGAGCGTCGTGTCGCGCAGCTGGGTGGAGGTGTTGCGCACGATCACCGCGCGCGTGCGCCGGATGCCATCGGGGCCGGGCGCCTGCATGCTCGCCATGTTGACGAGCTTGAAGAAGATGCCCGTCGTCTTGCCCGAGCCAACCGGCCCGACGATCCAGTCGTAGAACAGCTCGCCGGGCCGATGGTCTTTGATGAACCGCCCGACCGTGTCCGGCGGCGTGTAGGAAATCAGCTGCGCCATCAGTGATGCTTGCGGCCCCCGCCCGGCTCGTATCCCTCGCGCCCGTCGAAGCTGTTGTGCATGACGGAGCCCGGGGCGTCTTCCCAAGGTCCGCAGGCGCACATCAGGTCGAACGCGTGGGTGCCTGTATCAGCAAGCGGCATCATGTGAAACTCGGGGATCGCCGGGTGGGGGTGGCGCATCGACTGCCACCCCCACAGGCAGGTCTCCCGAGTGACGGTCGGCGCGTCAGTCGCAAGCGAGACCGGAGCCGACATCGCAGGGGCTGGCGTCGGCCGCTGCACCGTCCGCGGCCGGCTCGGCACGCTGACCGAGGGGATCGCCAGCCGAAGCGCCGTGGCTAAGATGGGGGACAGCATCGCCTGCATGCTCGCTCCTGATCCGAACATAATATCCCTCGTTGTCGGGGTGATCGTCGGGCAACGTCGGGTCGGTGCGCTGCATCAGCGGGTCGCGCTCCGTCGGGTAGGGCTTGCCGTCGTAAGGCGCGATCTCGCCGGGCTCGAGGGTGCGCGCAGGCGCGGCGTGGGTGTCGGCGCCCCGGCCGGGGAAGTCCAATCGCGCAACATCGGCGATCAGCTGCTGCCAGTCCTCGAGCGAGATGTGCAGCCGCGCCCAGCCGCCGGGCGTGTTGTCGCCGCGGGGACCGCCCGAGGGCTCGCCGCGCACCGTGATCTGGATGCCGTCCTCGCCGAACGTCGCGATATTGATGAACCCGGGGTTCATTCCGCCCGGCTTGGTGAACGCTGCTTCGTGAGCCACAGTCTCGTCTCCGCTGGTGAGTGCCGCGAACTGGTTAATGAAATCGGCGTGGTGATACCAGACGATGTCGGGGCTCTGGAACGCCTCGAAGTCCCGATGTGGGACAAGATCAACCACTGAAATCGTTCATCACGTTGAGCTTGTGCTCGAGCCGGCTCACCGAACCGATCAGCGAACTCATAGTGCGCGTGTCGCTCCACCCGGCCGACGTCGCCCCATCCCGGTCGACGAAGGCGATCGCGACGCTCGCGAACCTCCCCTTGCGCGCCTCCGCCAGCGCGCTCTCGAGGGTGCGCACGACGCTGTCGGTGGGGTCGGGCTGTGACGGAAGTGGAACGACATCAGCCATCGTGGGGCTCCGATGCTTCAGGAACGACGGGCATGACCTGGGTGAGCGCGGAGCCGGCGACCGTGCGCACGTCGCGCATGAAGGGCTCGATCACGACCGCCAAATCCTCGAGCAGGTCGAGCAGCTTGGCGTCGGCCTTGAGCGCACTGTTCTTCACCGCCGCCAGCACGGCCGGATGGTAGGGGCTCAATCGCATCAGCGGGTTGGGCGCACCCAGCAACTTCGCCGCGACGGAGGCGACATACGCCGAGGTCTCCTCGCTGCGCGTGGTCTCCGGCACCTCCTCGCCGAACAGGTCGACCAGCACTGTATCGTCAGCCATCTCTCGCTCCTTCTGCATCCGCATGGCCTCGCGCACCCT